ATGGCTAAAAAATTAGGTAATGAAGAAAGTAAAGAGTAGTTGTATTATACTATTTACCATTATTATATTTTAAACAATAAAAAGGATAGCAATGGAACAAGAACAAGTAGGTAACGCCAATATGGCCCCTGAAAGTAATATCCAAGATACCTCATTTGGAACAGATGACTCTAATGACTTTTTTAGTGCATTGGACACATCTGTTAATGGTGGTATACAAGAAGAACAAGAACTTATACAGACAACCTCAGTAGAAGGTGATAATACACCACAGAGCCCTAGTGAAGTTCATCAGCAAGGCGAAGATGCTTTGCAAAAGAGGTATAGTGATTCAAGCAGAGAAGCTAAAAGATTAAACGGACAGCTTAAGGAAATTGAACCATATATGCCTATACTCGATGCAATGAAAGAAGACCCTAATTTAATTCAGCATGTGCGGAATTACTTTGAGGGTGGCGGTCAAGCCCCTCAGACAATGACAGAAAAACTGGCGTTACCTGAAGATTTTGTATTCGATGCTGATGATGCTTTCAGCACTCCTGACTCCGATTCAGCGAAAGTGCTAGGTGCAACGGTAGACGGTATTGTGCAACAAAGGCTAAATGGTGCTTTGAAAACACAGAAAACTGAAAACCAGAGGTTAGCGAAAGAGACTTCTTTTCGTCAAAAACATGAAATGACAGACGATGAGTGGACAACATTTGTTGACTTTGCTAAAACCAAATCACTTGAACTAGAAGATATTTATTATCTAAAGAATCGACAGAATAGAGAAGCTAATATAGCTGATAGTACTAGAGAACAGATGGCTAATCAAATGCGTAAAGCACAGTCACAACCTCGTTCTTTAGCTACAGCAGGAAGCACTCAGGTCGAACAATCTCAAGACGACTCAGTATTTGATGCTATTGCAGGACTTGACTCCGAATTAGACTCGGCATTTGGCTAAATAATAGCTAAGTGCCTTAACTTAAAATAAGGAGAAGCCAAAATGGCTGACTTATTCACACTCGAGTCAACCGCTGATATCGGTGCTGGTGCTGCTGGTTCCAGAATTGGAACTGCGCTAGATACTGGAGTTCTTCGCAGAAAATATAACTTTGGAGATAGAGTTTCGGAGCTAAATATAGCTCAAGACCCTTTCTTTAGATTTGTATCTAGAGTTGCGAAGAAACCAACGGATGACCCCGAGTTTAAATTCACAGAAAGACGACCTTCGTATCATAAGCGATATGGATATGTAGTAGATTGGAAAGTGTCTTCATTTTCAGCTGCCGATTGTAGTTCAGCTGCTCAGCAGAATGCTAACGCAACTGTAACTGCAGCTAATATTAATACAGCTGGAGCTAATCTATATGTACAGATGTCCACTGATTATAAGGCGTCTGGTAACATGACAAACATATCAGGACAGAGTACAAACGCTTGGAAAGTTGGTGGTTCTGGAACAACACCTGGTTTTTATATGGAAAATCAGTTAATTAAAATCAACTTCCATAGCACTGGTGCGGCAGCTACTGAAGCCGCTGCTTTTAACATTACTGATTATGCTATCTTTAGGATAGTCAATGTTGTTGAAACTAGTACTACTGTTGCTGGTGTTATTTTAAAGCTAGAAGTAGTTAGACCTATCACGGTTGCAGCAGCAGTTGAGTTAACTGGCTGGGGCGGTGGTGGAGTTGCTGAAAAGCCTTCTAGTGTGTATGATTCTTATAATAAGACAATATCATCACAATTAGAACCAGCTCGTAGTTATGTTGTTGGAACGGCTCACGCTCAGGGTAGTGGTTATCCTGAAACATGGAAAGACCAACCTTTCTCGACTGGCTATGGACGCACTCAAATTTGGAAGACTGCAATGGCAATGGATAACACTACACGTGCTACTGTGCTAAAGTATGAACCAAATGAGTGGGCTCGTGTTTGGAAAGAAAAGTTAGTAGAACATAAATGGGATATTGAACAGAGCATTCTGTTTGGTTCTCAGTATGATTCAGGTACCGAGTGGTTTACACAAGGTGCTGTTGATTACATTTTAAGTTTTGGAAATGTGTTTAGTTTAACTCATGCGAGTAAAACACAGGACGATTTCTTAGATGATTTGAGTAGCTTCTTAGACCCACGATACAATAATGCTAATGCAACATTGTTTTTCGTGGATACAGCAACATATAATTGGTTGCATAAACTAAGTGGTTATTTCTCAAATAATCTTGAGATTTCATCTAACTTCCGTGCTGATATGTCATTAACTGGAAAAAAGAAGGTATTTGGCGTAGATATTTCAACTATTTCAACTCCATTTGGAGATATGAATGTAGCTCGTAATATTCACCTTGATGGTTCGTCTATAAAGATGCTAGCTATTAACATGAAGCACTGTAAATACAGACCTCTTGTTGGTAATGGCTTGAATCGTGATACGGCAGTCTATGTAGGTGTCCAAACCTTAGAGAACAGTGGCGTTGACCGCAGAGTTGACTTAATTCAAACAGAAGCTGGGATGGAATGGCAAATGCCAGAAGCCCACGCTTACTGGTCATAAGGAGGTTTTGTAATGGCAAATCCAATGTATGGACAAAATAAGTTCGACAATAATCTAGATACATATGATACGTACTTAGATTTTTGCGCAGGCTATGAGGGAAACCTTACAACAACAGGAATTACTGTAAGTGAAGCAGAAGCTGTAGCAGCTTTAGCAGCTGTTAGTAGTTCTGACCAAGGTGACTCTTATGCTGCTACTCTTATATCTGGTGCACGTAATATATGTGATGTGACCGCAGCTGGAGCAGGGACGATACATCTCCCTACAGCTACTAAAGGTTCTCATTTAAGCATGTATTACGACCAAGCTCCAGATGGTGCTACAGTTGCAGAAACTATTGCTTGTAATGGTGGTGCTCTTTTGAGTACTGGCTCAACATTAATTTCTGGTGGCGTGTATGCAAAACAGGTAATTGGTGGACAATTAGGTAATGGTAGCAATGCTGTTGCTATTGAAACAGTTGGAACAGGACTAGTTCCAACATCTGTTAATTTGATATTCACAGCAACAACTGGAAATAACTTTTTAGGAGACGGAAGTGTAATCCATTTCTATTGTCCTACAAAAGGCCAGTGGCTTGTGAATTGCTTCTTTGTTCAGCAAGGTACAGGTGCTGCTGGCGCTTATACTGTAAGTTAAGGAGGTTCCTAATGGCTAGAGTAGGAGCGAGTGCTGGCTGGCAAGACAATTATGTCGAGACAGTTACAGCATCTCAAACACTAAGTTACAATGATAGTGGCAAGGTATTCCTTGTTGGTACAGATGCTTTAACAATTACTTTACCGGCTACTAAAGCAGGTGTTAGGTATACATTTGTTAATAGCGGAGCTGATGGTGCAGTATTGCTTAAAGTTAGTCCTAATTCAAGTGACAAGGTAATAGGTACTATTGCAGCTATTTCGATGACAGCATCAGACGATGGTGACCTGACAAATACCAAGGGGACTGCTAATAAAGGCGATTGGGCTACTATTGTTGGCGATGGAAGTGATGGCTGGTATATCATCGGTGGCGATGGTGTATGGGCTGGAGCATAATCGTAGCTTA